TAAAAAATCAGAAACAATAGTTAATGGAACAAATAATACAATTAATCAACAAGTTATTAATTCACTTACCGTTAATAACCCACTACCAGCTCTTGGTGGTAAAGATGAACTTTCGGTAGAAGAACTTAGAAACCTAGTTAGATATAACTTCTCAGCACAAAATAGGGCAGTTACTATTGAGGATTATAAAAGTAGAATATCATTAATGCCAGGTGAGTTTGGTGTACCATTTAGAAATAATGTATTAGAAGAACAAAACAAAATATTAATTAGTATATTAACACTTAATGGTGATGGAACACTTAGAACCTCATCAAATGAAACACTTAAGCAAAATATTTCAATATACTTATCTGATTATAGGATGATAAATGATTATATTGAAATCAATAATGGTAAAATTTATAATCTTGGTTTTGAGGTAGATTTATTAATCGATAAACAATTCTCTCAATCACAAGTAATATCCCAATCAATTACTGAAATAACATCCTTTTTCGATATCAATAAATGGGAAATGGGTCAAAACATCTATATAACACAATTAATAGAAATAATTAATAATGTTGCTGGTGTTTTAAATGTTGTTGATTTAAGAATATTCAATAAAGTTGGTCAAGGACAATATTCTAGTAATGAAATTCCACAACCATATATTGATGAAGAAACTAGGCAAATTGATTTACTTAGTGAATATACAATATTTGGTGACCCAACTGGTATGTTTGAAATAAAAATACCTAGTAAAGATATTAAGGTTAGAGTTAAATAATATATTCACTTTTTAAGTAATTAGATTATATTAATAAAAAATATATATTATGGGATGCAATAGTTGTAAAGGAAAAAACAGAATATTAGAAAACGGAAATATGTCGGATAGGGATTTAAACTTCTTAGAAAAGGCAGGTATTATGTTTGGTAAAATAATAGGGTTTTTAATTGGTGGGGTAATTCTATCGATTATAGTCGTACCATTTTCATTATGGACATTATTTAAAATAGTATTTTTAGATGAATCGATAGATGTGGTTGGTATAATGTCTGGTATTGGTAATCTACTTACACCAAAAAACGATAATAATGACGGTTATGTTGATATTGATAAAATAGAAGATTTGGATGAATATGAATTAATGGGTGTTGATGATATAAAAAATAAAAAATAACTACATGTCTAATAACAATATAAGGATAAAAACGAACCCAGATGGTACTAATAAAAATGTAAACCTTAGTATAAATCAAAAATTCGACTTTATTGAGATTCTTTCTTTAAAGATTTCTCAAAGGGATGTCTATAGACGTTTTTCTTCTGATTATGGTGTTGTTATTGGTAGGGTAATAATTAATAATGGGTTTGGTGTTCCAAATGCTAAGGTTTCAATCTTTATACCAATTGATGATGATGATAAGTTAGACCCAGAGATTCTTGGGTTATACCCATTTGAGGTTGTTACTGATAGAGATTCTGATGGTATCCCATATAATTTAATGTCTAAAAGCCCCAATGGTAAAGACGAATGTCATACAACCATTGGTACATTCCCAAATAAAAGGGAAATTCAAGACAATCCAGAAATAAACAAAATATATCGTAAATATTATAAGTTCACCACAACAACAAATGAGTCTGGTGACTATATGTTATTTGGTGTACCAATCGGCACTCACTTCTTACACGTTGATGCAGATATATCAGATATTGGTATAATATCACAAAGACCATACGACCTTATTTCACAAGGTGTAGATAAAAATAAATTCTATTCAGCTAGTAAGTTTAAAAATAGAGAACAAGATACAAATATTACCCAATTAAAAAGTGTGTCCCCAACCAGTGTTAATGTTGCACCATTTTGGGGTGACATAGATGGTGGTGAAATTGGAATCACAAGAACCGATGTTGATTTAAAAACAACTATAATTCCTTCTGCAATATTCATGGGTTCAGTTATTACTGATGATGAAAAAGATAGTGTTAATAAGAATTGTAGACCAAGAAAAAAATTAGGTCGTGGTGATGAATTGGTAACTGGTGAAGGTACTATCGAAATGATTCGATATAATACCGATGGTAGTATATCTAGATTTGATGTAGAGGGTGGTAGAGTAATAGATGAAAATGGAGCTTGGGCATATCAAATACCAATGAATCTTGACCATAAAATTACGGCTGAGGATGGTACACTAATACCTTCTGATGACCCAACAAAAGGTCTTCCAACCAGAGCAAGGGTTAGGTTTAAAGTAGATATGGACAACACTGGTGATGATGGTAGACTTAGGACTAGAGCCAAATACTTAGTACCACATAACCCAGATAGTGACGATGATTCAGATTATTCGTTTAATTCAACAACTAGAGATAAATACTTTAAAGATTTATTCTGGAATAAAATATATACGGTTACAAATCATATAACAAGAACACAACCCAACAACAATGTTGAAAATAGGAATTTTGTTGGTATGAAAGATGTGGATGAGGGTGGACAACATAATCCTATTCCATTTAATAAAATGGATACAAAAACAAACCCACTTTTTATTATTATTTGTATCATAGTGACAATCATAATTGCGGTGGTATGTTTAATTAACAGATATATTATAATTATTATTAATTTCATTTTCAGTATTCTTAATGCAATATTAAAGTTCATATGTAAAGCGGTTTTTGCTGTCGCCAAGTTCATAGCCAGTGTTGGTGGTATTTTCCTAAGTTCTAGTAAAAAGAAGAAACTTAGGAGAAGAGGTTGTATTGGGTGTTGTGAAAATGATTCATGTACTAGTTGTGATTGTAATGCTATTATTGATTTACTCGGATATATAACCATTGGTTGTGAGGGTGAACAATACGCACCTTGTGGTAGAGCTGGTGATGAAGGACCTGGTAATTGTGGTGGTAATAATGGTAATTGGGTTGCTGGACTTACTTGGTTAAGAACACAAAGAAGACTTAGTTATGAATCTCAAACAGAACCAACAGAAGAAGAACCTGGTAATTTATGTAACCCACCAATAGCAGATGATGAAATAGTGGATTTCCACTATGAAAATGATTGTGATTGTCACGAAAAAACACTTTTAGGTGGTTTATTCGAAATTGATGATGCTGGTGTATTAGATTGTATATTATTAACAATAGCAGAACAATTAAATGTATTTAAATTTGATTTTTATAATGACTGGCTAAACGGTACTCTTTATCATTTTTTACTTAAATATAAACGTAAAAAAGATGGTGATGATAAATTCTGTAATCATGATTTAGATTGGAGTAATGATATTGTTGATAGTTGTATAGAGGCAAAACCACAAGACCAAAGTGCTGATTATACTTGGAGTGGTATTGGTGCTGGTAATGGTGTTGACAGTAGTGACTATGTTGGTATACGTCAAGGTTATATTAAAAGGACAGAAAGTGGTGAATTATTTTATTCTGCACACGCAACTGGTGGTAGACCATATAGATTATTTGCTACTGATATAGTTAGTCTTGGTAGTGTATTTGATTGTGACTGGCAAGGTATTCCTAAGATATACCCATGGCTTATTGAAACCACATATAATATACCACCACTTATCGCTGAGTATAACCCAATCCCAAGTTCAGATGGTACACATGTGGTTGAGGTTTCTGGTTTTGATACTGGTTTTTGTAATAAAGATATTACACCGCTTATTGGTCATATAAATTGTCTTGGGTTACAAACTGGTGCAAAACAATGTAACAACATAAATAGACTTAGTGAATTTGGTATGGGATTAGATGAAAATAGAACTGGTGGTTTTGAAACTAGTGATGCTAATAATGCAATAACAAATACAGACGTTGAAAACCCATTTGTTAGGGGTGCATTTATTTATGCTAATAAGAAGGATGAATTTAATTTAGATACAATTCCATTAACATATATTGATGGACCACTTACAACAGATATTTGGCAATATAATGATGAAAATTATAGATTATTTAGAAACCCAACAATTGGGCAAATCATATGGCAATTTGATAATTCATTTTATTTCTATTTTGGATTAAATGCTGGTAAAACCGCACTTAATAAACTTATAACTAATTTTTTCCCACCTTGTGTGCCAGAGACAGAAAATGATTTTTATGTTATAGCAACAGATATTATAGAAGATGACCTTGGTTCATCACCAACTGGAAAGATATTTATAGATGTAGTTGGTGGGATTGGTCCTTTTACATATATGTGGGTAGGACCAGTGGTTAATGGTATACAATACCCAGTAGTTAATAATACAAAAGATATTATTGAATTATTTGTTGGAACATATATTGTAACAGTAACTGATTCAATTGGTAATGTTGCAGAGGGTACTTTTATAGTACCTGGACCACCGAGTGTTAACTGTGAAACCCAAGCAACACCAATAACATCAAATGGTGCTAATGATGGTGAAATACTGGTTAATATATTTAGTGGTATAGCTCCATTTGAAATTCAATTATGGGATAACACCACAAACACATTAATAAGTACAAATAATACATCCAATAATAATTGGTTATATACTGGTTTAGCAGCTTTAGAATATAGGGTTGTTGTAACAGATAATGGAAATCCAGCAACAAGTTGTGAAAGTATAATTACTGTAACACAACCAGCCGCATTAAATGTGTTTGTTACTGGTACATCGGTTACTTGTTTTGGTTCAACCAATGGTACTGCATTTGCTACTGTTAGTGGGGGTCAACCACCATATAATGTATTGTGGTCACCTGGTGGTGAAACAATATTAAGTTTGAATAATTTAAGTGGTGGTGAATATACTGCTAATATTACAGATAGTATTGGTCAACAAGGTTCTGATTCATATGTTGTTACTTCTCCAAGTCAAATTAATTATAATGTCACTGGTCTTAGAAATATAACTTGTTTAGGTGATAATGATGGTAGAATAGTAATTAATGGTATTAGTGGTGGTAACCCACCATATACAATTAGATTAGAAGGTGGTGTGGACGATATTGATGTTATATTTAATGGTACATCTCATACATTTGATAATCTTACATATGGTGATGAAAATAATTCTAACACATATGTCTATACGATAGAAGATGAAATAGGGTGTCAAATAACAGACACAATTAACATATATAAACCAGATGAAGCTGTGGGTGGTGTCATATTTTATAATGGTTCAACTATTGTGGCATCACCAACTGGTGGTTTCTCAGATACATTAGATGAAGATGATAATATTATTGGTTCATATAGTTATATCTGGAAGAAAGACGGTGTTACACAAACTGGTGAAACGAATCAAACGGTTAATTCACCATCACCTGGATTATGGTTATGTATAATTAGAGATTCTAATGGTACTGGTCAATTCTGTACACATACAACAAATACACAAACAGTAACTTAAATATGAATAAAAAGGTAACACATAGATTAAAGGGGGTCAATTCTAAATTAGATATTAATGAAAATATTAATTTAAGGGTTGGGTTAACTAGTGATGAAAAAGACTTACCACTTGGTGAAATTAATCATGTTGTAGATGTTGGTGATTTATTTAATAAAGAAAGACAAACAACTGGTACATATAGAATAATATTCACATTAACCCCTTTATTTAGTAACGTTTTATATAATGCTAGGGGTAATACTGGTTTTGGACCCTTCGGTAATTCATTTATTCCAAAAAATGGAAACGGTTTAGAGACGTTTAGCGACCCTTTATTTTTAGAAGACCCCTATGATAACGATTTTGTGGGAGAGATTGAATTAACCTATGAAGAAGCCGTACAGAGACATTTAAAAGAGGTTGATGGATGGTTTGGGTTTTATGACCCAGATTTAACTAAGGTTGATGATTGTAAATTTTATGATTTAGAACCAACTAGGTCTAGATTTAATTTAAACTCAAATATGAAAACTAATTGGAGTTATATGATTACATATCCAGATAGTAGTGATGACACACATGTGGTTGTGAATGGTGGTTTATTAATCATCAATGCAGAAGCTGTAATAATTGGTAACGTACCAATGGTGGCTTTGGGTACATCGGTTAAACATGGACTTAAGAATGGTGATACTGTTGTACTTAGTAGTATGCCAGATGTTGATTATGAAGGTACGTTTATTGTTAAACGACTTGGTTTAGATAATGGTGATAATAAAGATAATTATTTTGTTATTGATGTAGACCCAGATGATGTACCAACTGGTATATTATTCACAAATGGTAGGATGAGAAGAAGTGTTAGTGGGCAATTATCAGAATATTATATTAGGAAATTTAAATCGATTTCAACATCTGAAATTAATCAAGAAATATATCCATTGGCTTATAGTAAAACAATATTTAATGATAGCCTTCAACAATTAGTTTTTAATAATGATATTGATATATCTAACTTAACAGATAACTTGGGTAGACCACTATCAGAATTATATTTAACATTTATCAAAAAAAATAATTCTTTGATAGTGGGTGATAATATATTTGGTGTTGTTAAGTCTGGGTTTGATTTAGAATTTATACCTGGTAATTTAACTGAAGATGTGTCTAATGCTAGACGTATACATGATGGTACTACAAGTGACCCATTTACATCACAAACACCTTTAGAAATTAATATAATATCTAATACTGGGGTGTTTAATGGTGATGTTGTTGAGTATAATAAATTTGAGGTAAAAGAAAAAATACTATCAACGGTGTTACATAGATTTAACACATTAGGTAGGGAATCAACATATAATGGTGTTGCAGATAGTCCAAGAAGAGAGGGATATTTATATAAACCATTCCATTTAATAAAAATACGAGATTTTTCATCTTATATAGAACAAGGTGATATTTCAACAGATGAAATACCTAGTTATGCTGAAGATTTAGGTGATGGTAGATGGTTATGGAGAGATTTATTAGATATTGGGACACCAAATAATGAAAATGAAGTATTAGATTACCCATTTACTAACGGAAACCATTACATCCACCAAAATCTATGTTTTGGAACACTTAGACAAGACCCATTTGGGGAATATGACCTATTTTATAATGGTATTAAGAGTGAAAGTGATTATTCACCTTCAGACCCAATAGGTAATGGAATAACAGATAATTTTATAATAAAAAAATCGGGAAATGAATGTTAATTCGTATAAAATATTAAGACCAAACATATCTGGTAGTACTGCGATATCTATTAATGTACCATTTAGTCAAACACCTTGGCTTGCTGGGCAAGAGGATATTATTAAGTCTAAATTTGTTGATGTTGAGGTTGCTAATAGTATCACACCAGTTGTTGATTATGAAAAGGCTAAATTTGTACCTAAACAAACATTTAATACTGTCTCAGTAAATAATGTAATTTATAGTTTATTCTTTTTAGATAACGGTGCCTATAACCCGAATAGTTATTGGTCTAGTATTGGTTTTATCCCAGATGATTTCAAATTTAAAAAAAATTCATTTGTTAAGTCTTTTCTTAGATTAGATTTTTATGATTCCGATATAACATCATCACAAAGGTTATTATTTTTTATCACCATATTTCCTAGGTTTTTAAACAATGATTATAACGAGGATGGGACACCACCATTACCATCTAATTATGATATAAAATTCACACTTGGTGACACACGTAAAATTAGGGATGCAAATGGTGAGGGTTTTAATCTTTATCATTTTAAAGATGAGGTATTACCAACAGTACCAAAAGAAATATTTATGAGGGCTAGTTTTCAAAACGCTAAGACTGGTATAACAACTAGATTCATGTCAAGTAATGACCCAAACATTAATATTGAAGATTTAATGAAGACAACTAATAATACCACATATTTGGTTAATAAACTACATACTAAGTATTTATTAACAAGAGAAGTTAATGGATATTATTATGATATTGTTAATGAATATTCAGATAATGTTGGAACGGGGCAAAATGATTTTGCTATTAGTCTATATGAAATAAGTACATCATAATGGAGATAATCAAAAGAAAAATAGTTTTAGATAACTATACTAGTAGAAAAGAAGATTCTTGGGGTCAAATGACCGCAACTACTTTCTGTATTAATGTTTTTATCACACAAGATGGTGACGATATGGGGACGTTCTATGATTTTGATTTACCAGTTTATAATAATATAGTAAAATATCGCCCACTAACCAATAAATTAAATGACCTGGGTCTTAATTTTGAATTTATGAATGGTGGTGTATTCGAAACCAATATTTATAATTCGTTACCAAATACTAGACACCCAGATAGGGTACATAGTGATTATTTTGAAGATGGACATAGGGTGAGTGGATTAACAGAAGATAGGTTAGAAGCTGTTAAATCATACGATACTAATTTCACATATAAACCAGGTTTTGATATGAACACTGAAGACTATGTGGATTATAATGGTTTTGTTATTAATGGTGTATCTAGAGTTATTAGTGATACCAATAATCAAAACCCAATAGATTACTCTGAAGATGTTGATGTTGATGACCAATTTTTTGGTTTACCAACTCAAGATACTGGTCTTATGTTAAGAACATATAAAGACACAATAAGAACCGTTGAAACTGATTTAGGGCTTAACGCTATCCCAGTTACTGAAATATACTTCAGAGGTCAAGGATTTAATGAAACCAATAGTATTTTAACCCCATTGTTTAAAATGGAATATTTATTTGGTATAACAAGTGCACCAGAAGTACAAAGTGATGTATTTATAGATAGGGGTAGAAATACAATCCTACAGAGTCACTTACAATTGGGGGATATAACCAACATCAATGATTTAACCAATTACGGTAATGGATATTATAATATAATTAAAAACTAAAAAATATGGCAACTGGAACATACGGAACAATAAGACCAGCAGACATGTCACCATCTGATGTTGATATAACAGTGTTTTATTCTGAAAATAGAGAAACAACAAACACAACTGTGTTTAAATTAGATTCAAGTAATCTACAAGAAATAGAGAACCCAATCAATGCAACAACAACTGGTGGGGGTAATACTAGATTATCAATACCAGTACCAGTACCAGAAGGTTTTGAAATATTTGGTGGACTTTATAAATTAAACCTACCAGTAGATTCCTTTAGTTCTAAGGGTATTTACTCAATAGTATTTAAACCAGTTGAAATAAGAACTAAGATAGTTGATTGTGGTGTTTTATCTGCATTCCCAGATGTTAAGGGAATTGTTTTAGATGGGTCCGACCCAAATTTAAACACATTTGTAGATAAATTAGAGAATAATAATCTTATTGGTTATAGAATAGAATATTTAAATTCAAATAGGTCTGTTACAGATAGAAAACTACGTAACTTCTTTAAGATTGTTACATCAAATAATAGGTCTGAACCAATTAACCAAAATATAACTAACACAAGTCAAAAAGCCATTAGATATAGATTTAATGATAACTCTACATTAGTATTTTGTACAGTATCACCATCATCATCATCTAATGTAACACCCAACGTATTACCATTCATTGGGTCACCTAATCAAGACATAATAATCACCAACACATTCTTCAGTCCATTTGTTCTTGAACTTGAATTAGTTGATTATGATATTGAATCATTGGCTATCGGATTATTCGGTAATCAAACAAAAAGTCTTGAAGATGGAATTTATACGATATATAACTTTAATACAGATATTTATAAACAATATAACATATATGAAATTAAGGATAGATTTACTGGTAAACCATTATTTGAAATCAAAGAAGATAAACTTAATAATATAGATTTTACCAAAGCATTTAACAATATATCAAGCGTATAAAATATGGCTGCAACAACAACAACGAATACAACCACAACCACAACCAATACTACAACATCTGGAACAACCAGTAATTTAGTTAAGGTTATCGGGTACGCTAAAAGGGAATTTTTCGTTGATGGAATTGAATATAGAAATTTTACAGATGACCTAGTAGGTAACCAACAAACTGCTAGTAGTGATGGAAATGGTGATAGTGTTTTAACACTTGGAAACTTTGTTACTACAACCAATTTTGATGGTAGATTAACTAGATTATATAGTAGTAAGAAATATAGTGACTTTCAAACACTTGATACACTTAACCTAACAATAGATAGAGCTAATAGTTTATTAGGTAACAACATTGTTACAACGATAAATATGGATAATACCGATTTATGTAATTTTGCATTCTTTGGTTCTGCAACTGAATATATTAGGGTTAGCTTAGAAAATATAATAACAAATTGGCCAGCTTCTTTATATTTAACACCATTAAGAGATTTTGGTAATACAACGGTGGTCGGTCCTACAGTTATTCATTATAATTATAGTCCAACAACAAATGTTTCTGCCTTTTCGGTTGATACTAATTTTATCAATAACAAATTTAATATGGTGTACCAAGAAAATGGTACAATCGTGGATACATTTAATGAAACAAATGATTTACGTAACTTCACAATTAATTATCTAAATTATGTAATTGATTTTAGTGGTTCCACATACCCAATAATAAATTATACAGCACCAACTAGTGAAACTGATGATGTAATGTATATAGAGGTTCTTGGTGAAGCATTTCCTTTTACTGGTACTAGTTTAAACCTTACATACCATATAAGACCTAAAGATGAATTAGTTGAAGAATTCTTTAACTCATTAAATGGTTTTGAAAATAACCTTTTAAATAGGCTTGTAATACCTAAATATACATCGGAATATAATTATAAAATTGAAGATGAAAATGGTGTGGTTATTAGTAGGAATAGAAAACTTACTTGGCCAATAACAGATGGTTATAATATTGATTTTGATACTAATGAGTATATTAATTTTGTAACACAGTTGGTTAATATTAGTAATAGTAAAGATGGTTTAGAAACCGACCTAATGGTTAGATTCTTAACATCGTCATCTATTTCAGATTTCGATTCAGTACCACAATGTGATGGTACACAAGAAGAAACATCTGGACAAAAAATGAATAAGACCCTACATATTTATGGAAGGGAATTTGATGAAATTAAAAAATATATAGATGGTATATCATTTGCCAATGTGGTAACATATGATAAGAAGAATAATATCCCAGACCAGTTGGTTAAATACTTAGCCAGAACAATGGGTTGGGGGTTAGTTTCGTCTATTGTAGATAATGATTTGATATCATCTTATTTAGTGCCACAATCCACAAGTTATGGTGGACAAAGTAGAGGGTTAACCCCACAAGAGGCAGATGTTGAAATGTGGAGAAGATTAATACTTAATTCTGCTTGGATTTGGAAATCTAAAGGAACTAGAAAAGCAATTGAGTTTTTCTTTAAATTTGTTGGTGCACCAGATGGGTTAATTGCTTTTAATGAATACATTTATATTGTTGATGAACCAATAGATATGAATTTATTCTATTCAGTATTAGAAAACAATAATCTAGATAAAAATTTAGAATTATATAATATAGATGAAGACGGTTATCCAACATTACCAAAAAACACTAGTGATATGTATTTCCAAAAGGGTGGACAATGGTATAGAGAAACTGGTGGTGAAAACACAACACAACATATATCAACTGGGAATAACCCACATATTGGTCCTTATGATTGTGGTGTTGAATATATTAACCAATTAAGAAATATAATACCTAACTTTAGACCATTTACAATAGCGACAACTACAACAGAAACAACAGATGTTGACCTATTTGTAAATTACAATGCTGGAATATTTAATAATTATGCTGGTGATTTTTATGTTGATGTTACAGATTTAGATGGATTCGATATTAGTGATGAAATAACAATAACAAATGAAGTTATAACAGACCCATGTCCAGAAGAAGATAAAACAAATTGTGGTTGCCCAGTACATATTAATGATGAAGCAATTAAAATTAGTTTTAGTAGGGAAACACCAATAGTAAACACTTGTGATTATTCAAGTATAAATTATAATGAAGATGTTAATATGTGGATATTTGCATATACACTTTTTAGATTGGATGGTATCGCAATACCAGCCCCATCTCTAACAATATATGCACCAAGAGAATGTTGTAAACCATTACCTGGGTGGAGTTATTATTATGCACAATATGAATTATTAAATCCACCAACACTTGCAGAAACAGAAGCAAAATTATCGGAAGATATTTCAATACCAGTACCAGTTCCAACTGTTGCTGTGTTTGACCCTAATCCATTAAATGATGGTTTAATATGTTGTAAATCTGAAGGTGTTGGAAATGATAGAGGAATAGAAGGTTGTGGTTGTACAATATCTTGTCAATGGCAATTATTTGGAACAGACTTAAAAGATATGTATATTGATGGTGGTGTTAGTAAGTTAGTAGGTGTACCAGTACCAACAAATGATATATTTGTAAAATTTATTGACCCAGAAGGAAACCCTAGATTGGTTAATGAAGCAGATTCTTGTTTTTGTGTTACAAAATATACAACACCAGTTGTTATGTTAGACCCATATACAAATAAAACGGGATATGCTTGTAGAATAGATGGTACTCAAGCCCAACAAAACATTAATGTTGGGTATTTATTTGATATACATCAAAATAGGGCAAAAGGAATAATAGATTGTGATGAAATTAACCCAATAATACAAAAAGTATAATGGCTGGAAATAGAATAAATATAGAATATGATACTTGTCAAACTAGACAAGAATATACGGATGCGGGTTATTCAATAGTAGAAAATATTGATGGTACGGTATCTATCTATGATGCTAAGTTAAACCCAACAATTGGTCATGAAAATAGAGCTTGTTGTACTGCATTGGGATATAATTTCGATTCTATTAATCAAAAATGTAAATGGACACCTGGTGAAATACAATTAACTAATACTGAAGTTGAAAGAACCTCAGTACCAGTACCAGTACCAGAGGATTCTTTTAAAATAATACTAAACCCAGATGGTAGTTCTAGTACATTCTTTGGTGTTGATGATGATGAAACCGCTTCATTACTTATTTCATTTGATTACATGCTTAATTTTGATTGTAAAGAGATTTTAGGTGCTGTTGCAACGGCTAGGGTAGATGAAGAAAAAAAACTCGCTACAACATCAACCTTGTATGACCAATGTGTTGAAGAAAGAAATACTAGCATTGCTAGATACCAATCATTAATTGATTTAGAATTAGGTTATGGTTTCCCATACATATTACAATGTGGTGATTCAAAATCTAAAGTTGAAATAATCAATGATGGATTAGTTATTTGGGAACAAATATTAGGAACTAACGTGTATAACCAATGGTTAGCAAGTAGTGGTACTGATACAAATCTTTATGATTGTAAACAAGTAGAACAAATGTTAACTTGGCCATCTAAAGTACCAGTAGCTAAACAACCAACATTCGTTGGATTATATGATAGGTTAGAATCTGAAAATAAAATAGCACAATATCAAAGTGAGATTGCAATTATTGAAAATGAAATAATAACCATATGTGAACCATTAAAAATTCCAGCACCAATACCAGTACCAGTGCCAGTGCCAACTGGTGATTGTGTTAATTATGTTAGAATTTTCGAAGAATTAGAAGTTTATTTTAATCTTGAAAGACTTAATACTACAACTGGTTTATTAGAAACATTATACCAAGAACCAATATTTGATATACCATTTAATTCGTTATCTGATTATATTGTAGATAATTATGGTAAAACTGGTTTATTAATAAATGGTGAGAATGGTGATTGTAGTACGTTAAATACTGCTTTTGCTGAAGAACTATTAGTACAGTATGGTATAAATCATGGATTGACTGTACCTGGTTTTGGTGACCCAAATCAAAGGTTAATAGACATAGATACAACTAATGAAATACCACAAGAAATTATCGATATATTTAATGATTGGTTTAGAACTTGTTGGTTACGTTATGTTGTAAGAATTGATGATGATACACCATATGATAGTGGTGTTGGTAGACTTGTACAAGATTTACCATCTGTATTAGATTTAATACGTAATAGGGAAATTAATATTTCTTTAACTATTAAGAATGATTGTATGGATTTTTCAGTACTTCTGGATAACATTAAATTAGAAAAAGATGGTTCTATAGTGACAAATATTAATACTATTATATCTGAACCACCATCGTTTGATATTAAAAAGGTGTTAGATAATAAAAAATCTTGGTTAGCAAATGAAACTACTGAAAATAGAGAATTTGACCTACAATATAGGGTAACCGATTATAATATTAATCACCATAAACTGGTTATTAATTCTAAAGAAATGGACTTAAATTTAAGCCCAGCTAGTGCTATTGAAACAGATGTATGTTGTTTCTCCAGGTCTAACCCATCAATATTTTATTTTGATTCTGAACTATGTGAGGTTAGTGGGGTAACTTACGACACCTCAACATCTGCTATTGAACCAATCGTAACTCAATATACCAGCTCTGGATATACATATCAAGGTGTAACGGATTGTCAATTAGAATTTACATTAGCAAACCAGTTACCAGTTGATACTGATATTTATGCAATATTTGATACAACAAGTATGAGTGTAACAGATGGTGAAGCAGCATCAGATGCACTTAATGAATGGTTTGATTCATATACAGCATCAACCCCTTCTCATGAAGGTAGTTTATATATCATACCACATGGTACTGAAGAATGGATTGATTATGCAAACAGACTTTACACTGGTGCAATGCCAGTTAGTACGGGTCCTTGGACTGGTATTACTCAAGCACCACCTCTTTTAAATACTGGTGGATGGGTAGCACCCACAAATTTAGTTGTGTTAGCATTTGTTGATGAATCCAACCCAGGTTATCACTCATCAAAGACCTCAGATGGGTTTAATGTTGTTGTACAACCAACGGCTTCATATCTTAGTAATCTTGACACATTTACTGGTACAACACACCCTTCATTTACATACTTTAAAGGTGTTGTTTACCCAATAGTTAAAAATATATTAACTCATGGTGGTGCTTTGGTGTTACAAACTATGGCAGCAATTGAAGCTAGACTATTAACCGCACCAGAAATTGTTGCAACAAATACAACTGTAGATGTATCATTACTTCTAACAGAAAATGCATATATTGGATTACCAGCGATGAAAGATTATGGTTGGAAAGGTGTTTATGATAAAACTAGTCCAGCATCCGAGGTGTTTAATTCTGAATCTTTTGGTGAAGAATTAGATGTATTATTATTAGGTGATGTGGATTTAACAACTGTATTAGTTACACCACCAGTAGCAGATGGAAATATTAATCTACAATCAGTTGGTTGTTTTAATATTAACTCTTGTGTTAATAGTAATGGTGCGTATGATACATCAGATGAAGCTATACAATCAACAATAACTGAATATATAGCATCTGGTTATGTATACCAAGGTATTGTAGATTGTCAATTACAATTTCAAAAAGCAGATGAATTACCATTAGATGCAGACATATATGCTGTATATGATACAACAAGTATGAGTGTAACAGATGGTACTGATGCATCAGCAGCTTTAACTAGTTGGTTTGGTGATTACCAAACTGCACACCCAGATTATACGGGTAGTTTATATATTATCCCACATAGGGATGAACGTTGGTTATTGTATGCAGAAAGAATACGTCTTGGTATTATGGATGTAACTGCTGTAGATGGTTGGGAACTTATTGGTGTTATCCCACCCGCTTTCAATACTGGTTTATGGGTACCACCTAACAATTTGGTTTTATTATCATTTTGTGATGAATCTTGTGCACCTAACTGGTCATGGAGTACTGATTTTAATTATCACTCTTGTGATATTTCAGATGGTTTTGGTGCTGGAGTAAAACCAGGTGATGAGGCACAACCAACAAGTTACTATATAACAGATTATAATGTTTTTACTGGTTCAACATATCCTAATTATGATTTCTTTAGAGGTATATCTTACCCAATTCCAGAAATTGGAGAATCATTAGGACATGGTGAGGCATTGGTATTACAAACTTTGGCTGCAATAGAGGGTACTGCTCTTACACAAGCAGAGATAGACGCAACAAATACACTAGCAGATGTGTCACCACTTTTAAGTGATAACCCATATAGTGGAATGACGGCTTTAAAAGAATATGATTGGTATGGAGTTTATGATAAAACAACTCCAGCATCTGCTGTATTTAGTTCTGAATCTTTTAATTCAGAACTGAATGAATTAATACTAGGTGTTACTGATGGTGAAGTAATACTTGTTGATGCACCAGGTGTTGATGATAATGTTACTTGTGTTGATTTTACAGAAAAATTAAGTACAGAATTAATAGATGTTAAGAATAGGAAAACAATACAAAGTTACCCAACTCTTAAATCTTTATACGAAAGATATCTTAATAGGTCAACAGAATATTCAGATAATCAATCATCTCAATTTAATTACACAAATACAGATGTCTTTGGACAAACAATTGGTAATTACTGGGTAGATTTAATTGAACAAGTAGTACCAAGTACAACACTTTGGAAATCAACATATGAATATAAGAATACTATTTATGACCAACAAAAATTTAGGTATAAAAAGAATACAACGTATTTCTGTACCTCTAATGTTGACCCATTATTGATTGCATCACAAACGGGTGTTACGGTTACAACAACAACACTTACACGAACTAATCCAAATCAAAAAACAATAGATACAAGTACCACATCAAGTTGTGATGGTGTTTGGATTAAGAATTATGATATTGGTTCTGAATTTATGGGTACAATAGAAATAACTGGTAATAATAGAGAAAATGAAAAAACAATATATAACCAATCAAGTAAAACAATAAGTGAGGATTATTATTATGATAATCTTTAAAAATAGATATTTATAGATATGCCATTATTAATTAGAAATATAAACGGAAAAGTATTAGATGACCTAACTACTCGCATAACACACCTTGCGAATGTTACTGGTTCATTTGGTTATGGAACATGGTTTATGGTTGGTAATGTAGAAGCTTTCAACCAAGACTTTAGAAAGGTATTATCAACTGAGGTGTTAAAAACAAATACCAAACAAGGTTTAATAATAAATAATAATATAGAATTTAAAGAATTCAATATAGAAAATGTGTGTTAATGAGTTATCAAGACCCAATATATAATCAAAATAGTAGTTTTCTTAAAAATGAAACTATCCCAGTAACTAGGACTAGCTCAGATTTGTGTATCTTTGAAAGCCCTACCTATTCAATGGTTGGTGCTGATAAGGTTGACTTTAGTGGTGTAACATCAACCAGTTGTGATATTTCCACACCTATTAATGGATTAACATTTGATGAAATTTATACTGCTACAACAGAGTGTTATATAAACGAGGGTTATGGTGGTCCTTGTATGAGTGCAGTTACTTGGAACGTTCAAGTATATGAGGATGATGCGTTAGTAGTTAATGAAGGTTTCTACCAATCTGTAAGTGGTGAATCAATCACTATTAGTGAATGGGCTGAAGCTGTTGAAAAAATGATGTACTATTTAGATTATAATTATACACTTACTGGTACTACACTTGAGATACAACAAGTGTTTGGTGTTAATAATATTAAAATAAACCTTATGACAGATATTGATTCATCTACTTGTATTTCTGTCTCATCAACCCCAGATACTTGTGGTCCAACCAATACGTTATTTTGTGATATGTATTTTACTGGTTTAACCAATAATGACCAGAATGTATATGAAATAGAAGATGAATCAACAATAGGTTTAGAATTTATGTTTACAGATTTAGATGCCACATCTATTGCAAATACCAATACTAGATTTAAGTATGAAATATATAAATATAATCACACAACAAAAATATTTTTAGAACCAGCAGTCCATCAATCATCATCAATTAGTTTGAATGGTGTTACGGGTCTTACAGATACAGTATCAGTAAGTTCACTTAGTATTGATGGTGACTATATTGTTAAGGGGTACTATGAGTTTGATAATTGTACTGAATTTGGTAAATTATTAGACTTAAGTTATAGTACAATAGAAACTAAGTTAAGCACAAACTATGGTATATATGATGAAGTATCTGATTACTATTTTGTGGCGTTTAAATCTAGTGATATACCATTATTTATAGCTGGAAATCCTCTTGTTGAGTCATTTGGTAATCTTAAGGTTGTTAGTGCTTTATTAGATGGTACAACCAACACATTTACTTTACCAAATAATCAAGGTAATATTGGAATATCACTAAATGGTTTAGCATTGGCTAATACATTAGATTATGTGATATTAACACCAGTTGAAGGTTCTAACATTCTTAAACTAAGTGGTGATACTTTTAGTGGTGATGTATTAACATATATTTATACCAATACTAATACTGCTAATAACATTACTATTGAGGTTATCGAAGTTGATACACCAACGGTTAGTGGTGCAACAGATGGTGAGGGTACTAATTTAGTATATTATAATACTGGAACAACAATGTTTGAATTATTTACTAAATATACACCAGTTAATAATAATGATATAATGGTGACTATTAATGGTGTTACATTAGCAAATAAAATTGATTATTATTCTTCAATATCTAACCCAAAAAGAATTATTTTAACGGGTAATGTGTTTCTAAATGATATTATTAATATTTATTATAATACAAGTATTGATGTTTCTGGAGAAATATTTAAAGATTCGGTTGAGATAAATTGGTCTATAGAAAATCAACCACAAAATGGTAGTGGTGAGTTTATAGTTGAACTTAGTACAGATAATACATTTAGTAATATTGTTAACTCTGTCACCACCAATTATATTAAGGGTGTTTCTAATTATAAGGTAATACTTGGATTAGTAGGTTCATTTGGTGATGTTTTATATTATAGGGTTAGAAATGTCAAGAAGTATATAAATATTAACGGTTTTCCTATCATTAGTGAGAAGAACTCAGAAATAATAGAAATAACAATGCAAACTAATATAAGTAATTCGTACTAAAATATTTACTTTTTAGTATTTATTATTAAATAAGAATAATAGAAATTTTAAAATATGAGTTATATAATTAACAATTCAGATGCTTTTATCAACATTAAGTTGACAGAAAGTGGTAGACAAAAGTTAGCACAAGGGCAATTAAATTTTGCATCTTGGGCTATTGGTGATTCTGAGATAAATTATGATAGGGAATTACTATCACAAATAAATTCGACAGATGTATCATTATCTGGGTCTAGTAGAATTCAAAAACCAGTAGACAGACAACCAAATATTAAACATTTTGTATCATCAACAAGTACTAATGTTAATGGTTTAAACGCTCTTACAACAGCACAAGTTAATACGATTAAAGCGGTTGTGAGTAATTGTGCAGAAGATAGAGGGTTCTTCAGTAAAACTGGTACAACCTTTACAACACAAAGTGGTTCAACTTATATAAAATCAAGTGGTATCGTAGCTCCAACCAAATTTAATGGTGGAACTACATTAGTATTACCATTGGGATATTCATATTCAATAAATGATTTCATTCTAATTAAATTAGCCAATGATACAATTGGTACACAAACAGATTATCAAAATGCAATACCAGTACCACACTTATGGTATAAAATTCAATCAAGTGGTACAACATCAAACCCAAGTGATACAATAACATTAGATAGACCATTACCTAATCTAGCAGATACGGTTGGAACATCACAATATATAATATATCATGGTGGTGAAGTTTATACTGATTTTGGTTTTGATGAAACAACCCCATATTGGAATTCTAATACACTTGCATTCCAAGGATGTTGTGATGTATCAGTATCAGATGTTCCAGTTTGGAATATGAATAATGTATGGTGTGAAAACTTGGCTGGTATGACTGGTACAAGTATTTCAGATACAGTTACCTTACCAAATGAAAGTTTTGAGAAGTTCGGTTCTAATGATTATCAAGGGCAACAGTTACCATATTTTGGGTTATGTGGTTTACAAGATAGTACAACGACTACAACGACTACAACGACTACAACTAATACGACTACAAAGTTAGC